AAATTGTCAGAGAGCATAGGGGCCAACAAACGTCCAGCAAAACTGCAGTGGCTTTGGAATTAGACTTACGCAACGGCCAAATCACGGCCAGGCAGGGAGATCAATGGCGCATCGTGGGCGTGTTGTTGATCAAGGAATATAAACAAGATCCGTTGGTAGCCACCGGCATAGATCGCATCATAAATTCTGCTGGCATAATGGAGAAATGATGGTGAAGAAACCGTTACTTTCCGAACCAGCTTACATTGATGATGTGGTGGTTGATTCACACCAGAGCCAAATCGTGCGCCGCTCTACCGGCCTGTATTCATTGGACATGGCATTGGCTGGCGGTGGAAATCTTGGAATGCCGCTTCGCAGTGTAGCAGAAATTTATGGTAACACACACGTAGGCAAATCGACCCTGACTTACTACCTGTCTGGTATGGTAGCCGAGCGCGGCACCATCGATTTGTGCGACCTGGAAGGCTTGGACGTGGGCTATGTGCGTAGTGTGTTACTGAATAGCAACTTCCGGGGCCACGTCAAGATCATGGATGACATCGAAAAAGGCAAACCGCGCCACCATGTGGATATGGTAAATGAAATGGCGCGGGATTTTATTGGAGATCCAAACACCAATGCTGTGATCCTCGATAGTGTGGGCGCATTCGTGCCTACATCTGAGAGCGAAGGCGACATCGGTGAAAGTTTCATGGGCCGCCGCGCCATGGCAATCGCTCAGTTTTCACGTAGAATGACCAACTACCTGAAAGCCAAAGAGCAGCATGGTAGTTGTTTTGTGGTCAACCATGTACATGCTGTAATTGGAGGACAAGGACATGTTACTGCTGGAGGAGACACGCTCCATGCGCTGGCCAGCATCCGTCTTATGTTGTGGCAAAAGCAGGTTGTCAAAGCTGGAGACGATGCTATTGGATATTGGGTTGGTGGCAAGGTGGAAAAATTGCGGTACGGCGGTAAGGGGCGGGGCTTCCAGTTCGTCCTCATCCCAGATTATGGTATTAGCCGTGAGCTATCAGCCATGTTTGACTGCTTCGAGTTCGGACTAGCCGAGCGCAGTGCTCACGTCAAAATCAAAGATAAGTCCTTTGGTTTTATGAGCAAATTATTCGAGGCGGCCAAAGACGGCAAGAAAGATAAGTTCGATCCATTCTTTGAACTACTGGAGGCCCACCGTGGAGCCAATGTATTGGGAAACAATTCAGTTGAGTCAGACGAAGAAGCAGAAGATCCAGATTAATACATTCAAATTGAATGTTGTTGAGCTTCATATCCCTTGTCTCCTTTTGGATAAAGGACAAAACATTATTGGCATCGACCCTGGAGTAAACTTTGGCTTGACTTTTTTGGACAGTGAATCTATTACCATCACATGGGGCAAATTGCCGAGAACCCATAAGCTCATGGGCACTGTTGCACAAGCTTTGGCTGAAGCCATGTCCAAACCATACGCGCATCCTTATTGGCAAATTCAATTTGGAGATCTACCGCATGTGTTCATAGAAGGGCCAGCTTACAGTGCAGCTGTTGGCCAGCCCCTTCTCGAACAGGTGCGTTATGGATTTGCTGCTGGGTTCATATCGAATGGATGCGAGGTTGAGTATGTTCCACCCAATAAAGCCCGCAAGTTAGCCTTTGGACATGGTAACAAAGCGGGCAAAGATATTTGGGTGAATATCAATCAGAACGGCGCTGACTCTATTGGGCTTGCCATTGCAGGAGCTGTGCTATACAAGCATGGAACCAACAATGAAGGCAAAGCCTAGGTTCATACAGTCAATCCGCCCGGTGTTGATCCCGATTGCCTTGATGATAAAGCACACCAAGGCACATATCAGTAGAAACACATGGACAGACATGTTAGTCCACCTTTACGGCTGACACGGATTTCAGCTGCGGTTGAATGCGGAACGATCCTTGGTTGCCTACGATGCTGGAAATAAGGATAGTAGCCAGGCGCCAGATGCCAACTTGACCACAAGACAGGTCAGTTTGGAAGAAGCCCCAGCTGCAGCTACCCAAATAGATAACTATGGACAGGACTGACATCAGCCCCAATTGAATCAGCTTTTTGGCGTTTTCTGGTTTGGCTGCAAACCAGGTGTTCAATGCTGGGAAGTAGCTGAACAGGGCGGAGATGAATCCACCAATAACCATCGAGAACAGTTCTGCACTTACTTGGAATTCCATTATGATCCTCCATTTATTTTATGAACATCACGCCTGAGCGTGGCGTTTTCAGTTTCCAATTCCTTCACTCGCTGTCGGAGTAATGTATTATCGCTTTCCAGTAAAGTGACTTTGGCTTCCAGCGACAGCACTTTCGATTTCAGAGCAACGTTTTCTTCTCGCAGCGTGCCTAATTCTTCATCCATGCACTTGTTGTCTTTCTCTACCGCTTCCAATCTGCTCCTGAACTCTCTTGCCCATTCCAGAGACAAAGTGCCGCTGGCTATTTCTGTGGCACCGGACACCTGCTTTGTTTCGGCTTCAGTCTTTTTGACATCCGCCCCGGTTTTCTGAATTGCTGCTCCGGTTTGTCGTATTTGAGCATTATCCTTTCTCAGTTGAAACCAGAGTGTGAATATGCTGATGATCGTGGGAACAATGTATGCTCCAATGGTTACCCAGATGCTGATGTTACCTGTCTGTACAGTCGGATCCATATAGAATTCCTTCCGTCCTTCGTTTGATTTGTTTTCTCCTGTTCACTCGCAAGATACACAAGATGAGCAGAGAAGTGTAGCCATGCAGACGGAGCGTGGCCGACCAACTAGCAAAGAAAATTGGGCTGTTTGAAATGGATATAAAGCCGTGACGATTTAGCAACACTCCAATGTAGAAGACAATTGAGTGAATCATCCAAACAATCAGCAATACCGGCTCGTCCAAGTCTCCGCCGTTTCTCTTTCTGGCGCGCCAAATTTCCAGTCCGACAATCGTGATTGCCAATAACAGGGAACCGATTTGAGCAATTTCTACCCACGTATCGTAGCCTGTACCCATATCAGCTTCCTGGTCGGATCAGCCTCTTGATGTACTCAGATTCAGCATTCATGTGGTTGCGCAATGCTTCCAGATCGGCGGCCACCTTTGTTTCCAGTTCTGTGGCCCGGACATTGATGGAAGTTTGGAGATCGTGAACTTCTCCATAGATATTATCCAACAGGGCCGGAGCGGGTGTAGGCTGCGGAACAGTGAATCCGGCAAAGGTCAACAGATCTGAGTAACTTCCGTTGAAGTAATCCAGATCAATGTTGGCACTCTCGGCGCCATAAGTTGGGCCGCTGCCTTTGGAGGTGAACTGCCAGAACGTCCAGGCATCCCAGGGTGTCATGTTGTCCACATTCAATTCCATATATCCCTGGGTGGAGTAGCTGGCAATCACCAATGGGTATTTCTTCCACTTTGGATCCTGATTGGCTTGAGCCTTCCAGAAATATGCGCCAGTGTAGATTAGTGGTGGGCGCCCACACAACAGCTCCATTTCCTGCAGCCAAGCCCACATGAGATCCTCTGAATTAGCGGGCACGGTTCCCCAATACTCATAGTCGAGCATAGGTGGCAGTTCTGGCGGATCAGCTTTGATCAGTGACCAGGCATAGCGAGCCTGTTGTACTGGATCAGCAACCCAATCCAGGAAATGATAGGCCGTGCGGAGAATACCCGCTGCCTTGCTGCTTTTCCAGTTGTAGAGGATATCTTCATCTTGGTACAATGCTTGACTGGACTTGATCATAACAAAGCGGATGCCGTTGTTGTACGCTTTCACGAAGTCGATCTGCTGAGCGGTGGAATTATTGTCTTGCCAAAAACTGACATCGAACCCTTTAGTAAGCTCGCCCATTATTCATCTCCTTTCACATCATCCACAATAAGGTAATCTAAGAGTAACATATCCCTAACCTGAATGTCCAATGTTTTCAGGTCAGACAATGGGATGGGATGCAGATCAAGCTCCAATTCCTGGTTGATCAGGGTTGTCATTTCTTCTTCATACTGCTTCGCAAACTCAGGGGCAATCTGAAATGCTCCCGGCTGACCTTCAATTGGTTTGCCATATTTCTGCACTAATTCATCACGAGTTTTGCTGAATAGCTCAATCTCGGGAATAATGTGGCGCAACGCACGTTGAATTTTGTAAGATGCAATAGCGGGTGGCTTTTGCTCTAACAAATTTGTCAGTGCCTGCTCGGAACTTGCAATGTCTTTCAATGTTAGTTTCATTTCACTCCTCCTTATTCTAAGTACGAATCTATGGTTGCATATAAATACGGCGCACTGGCTGTTACAACTGTGATAACAAACCCAACTCTGGTTGGTGTCCACGTCAATGCCGTTCCGCCATATCCAAGAATTTGAATCGGTACTCCCGGCCCCTGAATATAGAAGTCCAAACCCCACGCGCTGTGCAGCGTCCCATTGAGATAACAGTAAAGAATAACCCACGGTATCGGTGTGACGAATGATTTGAGCATAGTTACAACCGGCGCTCCACCGCCAGTGCGTGTCCTGCGCGTAAAACCAAACGATCCATCCGACTGGGGTGCCTGCACCAGCTCCACATAATTGTTGTCAGTGCCATCATCAATACGAAACCCGACGTAGCCGCCCACATCCAGACGATAAACGGACGCCTGCGCCCAGTGGTTGCGCTGATTTGCGGTATATGCCTTATACACAAACGATCTTGATGCGACTGTGTAGTACCAACATTTCATACCATCGCTGAAATAATTTACTGTCGGCGGCGTAATGAATGGCGTCCCTGCCCACGACCATCCGGTAGGCAAGGCGCTCAAATTCCGAAACGATGGGTTTGGTATGATACCGTGCAGGTTTTCGGTGTTGAGGCGATACTCTGTCCCCGCGTCATTCTTGAAATAAAGATCGCTGTTGGTTTTGATATATATGGTTCCGTAATTTGCTGCTGGAGTAGCGGGAGCTGTCATTTCTTTCAATGTCAAATTTTTTTGTAGTTCCACATAGTCTCGAACCCACAAAGCACCAGAAATATCAAATCTCGGTTGATTTGTAGTTACTTCATACCACAGCAAATATGGTGTGCCACCGTCTGTTTGTGCAACAGTAAATTTTATTTTTGCACCAACATTGGTATTTATAATGTTAAATGCGTTTGTTCCGTCGGTACTTATGAATACAGACTCAACCCCAACATCATTTTTAAACCTTATCCACCCATTAGTAATAGTATTTCCTATTGTTATTCCACCTGAATCAAGGGTTATATTGCCTGCACCAGCTTTTATTTGTCCAGTTGAATTGATGTAGGTCTGCTGCACATTGGCATTCAAACCATATAGTCCGGTGCGATCAATCCAGATACCGGTTCCTGCCGTTGCACTGGTGGGCGGGGTGGCGCCAATGGCAATAGCAGACGTGGCCTGGTTCATCTGCAATTTGCCACTAATGATCGCGTTACCGGACACATCGAACTTCAGGACATCCGCCGTGTAATTGCGAATGCGCAACCCGTTGGTTGGGTCGATAGTGATATTGGGCTTGCTTGCCGCGTATTGTCCAATGGCCATGCCATAAATATCAGCCACATAGCCCCAATTTCCGTTGAGATTTCCAAGCCGTACGTGCTCAGTTGTGGTAGTCCAGGGCGCACCAGCGTGGGTTTTTACTGCAAAATATGGGCCATAGGTGTCATCGGCTGTCATATAGAGGAAGCCGTCATTGGATATTCCATAATCTATCAGTGAAGATCCAGCCTTGATAATATTTCCAGATGTGCCACTTTGCCTAGTGACATTGTAGGTGTAGTATGTGGTGTTGTTAGTGACTGAATTTACCAAAAACCAGGTATCAGTCCCGCCCAACTTCATGCGTAGGAAGTCACCCACAGCAAACACTGCCATGTGTCCAACTGCCGGATCCTGAACAGTAATATCGAACGGTGTGGACACTTGAACAGTGACATCATCCCGCACCACACCCGCCGATTTCATCACTCCCATACTCCCGGCGAATGCTTGAATGACATTGTATGTCATCACAGCAGCAGTGATTTCTCCCCGAACATTGACATTATTGAATTCTGCTGAACCGTCACTCAAAATGCGCCAGCCCGAACTGTCCGCAGCGAAGCTGGCCGAACGAATGTTCTGGTTTGCCCCATCGACAATGATGCCGTTTACTAATCCAACGTTGATGATCCCTGCAGAATCCAGTTTTACTTGTCCGCCTGTAAGGGTGGTAGCTCCAATCGTCCAACCACCAATAGTTCCAGCAATAGCTGATATGCCGGATGAGCTTAGCACCACAGCACCCCCACCCGCCACTAATGTGCCATCACTGGCTCGCACCCCAAACTGCAATACATCTGCATTGACTCCAACCAGGTTCCATAAGGTTGGAGTGGCCCCAAGATTGTAAGTCATGGGCGGGTAGGCTGTGCGCATCCCAGAAAAGCCACTACCTATTTCCAATCTGTTTCCTGACCTGAATTCGCCCGCTTGGATCATGCCCAAGCTCTCGGAAAGATCAGACAGGCCGGTGACTATTACAATCTGATTGGCTCCCAACAATAATGTCTTGGGCAAGTTGACCAGATCGGCTTCAATCTTTTGTAATAATGCAAGGACATCTTCTTCAGTGGTCATAGTCCTCCAAAATGGAATGTCCTATAGTATAAATTTTCTATGTCCTTTACTCTGGCCAGGATCATTACCCACCAATCCATGCTGGACTCATGTGGGCCATAAGCACCACCCGATCCACCTATGCCATTAGCCAAACCAAATGCCCGGCGCATCCATTCTTCGAACAAATATTCGTTGTAGATGGTGTCGTCATCCAGGGCAAATACCATGTAGCCCATTTCAGCCAGCGTTCCTTCTTGCTCAGTATCTTTCTTCGAGCGCAGCAGCGTGTCATGGGTAGGCCCCTGCACCTGAATAACTATTCGCATCATTGGGAAGAGGAAATCGGCGACAATGCCACCAAGTTCTAGCCGCCCGCCGTTTTGCGAACTTTGGAAATCAAAGTCAAGTCCACTTACCAATCTCAGTCTGTTGATTAAGTAAGCATATACGATCCTCTCGGGCAGCGTTCCATTGACCTGGCTTTTGGATACAGCCCTGGCTTCAAGTGGATCTTCCCCAATCTTTGGACGCTTCATGCCGCGCCGGTGCAGGGTAAACCACCACGGCTCCAAGTTGATCTGGTTCCATAGAGCAACATCACGCTTGCGCAATGTCAACGGACGTTCTTCCGGCTGGGGAATTCGTATCCGCGTCTGCTTTCCCTTTGCGCTGGGCTTGATGTAGCGTGGCGTGCGAATTCTGGTAAGTGGCATTAGCGCACTTCCACCAGATTCAGATTACATAGAGTTTCAATGTTGCGCATGGCACCAGTATCCGAATCTTCATGTCGTTCCACACCTGTGTTTGTCACCGAACTGACATACACTGTGTGTATCAACCCATAAATGTCTATAAATTCCACTGGGTGTTTTGAATTGCGCAGCATTTTCAATTCTTGGATGATTTCTCCAGCTGTGCGCGAGTCCGGGTTGTCTCCATACAATGAATGAGTGGCAGCTACCACGTTGAAATTGTAGCCATAGAACACATCCGGGCGCAGCAAAAAGCGCAATGTCATTCCTTCCAAGATGGGGCTTTGGTCAGAGTTGTTGGTGTGGAATTGAACAATTAGAATGACATACTTATAAACTCCCATTGGCACAGTAGCAGTTCTGGGTGCGCTCCACTGTTTGGGATCGCTCGGTTGGGTGGGATTCCATACAGATAGTCCCTCCGTGGATGTCAAATGTGCCCCATGATCACTCAACGAAGCCCCAGGGAAATTCAATTCAGTCACACCATTGCGTGTGATTGTGCCCAATACAAAATATTGCAGTCTGTCCCCAGAAGTTTCACTCGCACCCTTGCCCATCATCAGGGCACTGATCGTCAGCCAGCGATCGGTGGCTCCTCCAGCTTTCAGTATGTTGGAAGCCTCAATCAAAATGCTTGGAGAGAATTTGTCCACCCGGCGAAAACCCATATCCAAACGGCTGGATATTAGAACATTAGTACCAGTCGTGGGGTGAGGTCTGGATGCAATGTTGGTAACGCCAAGCTGCATTTTTCCAAATTTGCTATTGGCTGCGGTGCTGTTGGATAAAAAGTAATACAGTATGGTTTGATCACCATCCACGAACATGGAGCTGTATTGCGGTTGCCCACCTGAGGTCGAGAAATCCAGTAGTTTGTGCCAGCCCACCCCGTCAAAACAGAACAGCGAAGTGTACGTACCCTGGCTTCCGATCCCCGGAATGTTAGAATCCATCGGATAATTTACCCAATTGGCCATCATATACAGGAAATTGTTGGCTACTACCATTGGCCCAATTGCCCGCAACTCCGAGTAAGGGAATTGGTCAGACATGCGGGGCGGGGTGACATCTACAACCCGAGAACCGTTCCACTGGTAGATTTTGTTCCTGACACTGTAATACAAGTAGCCATTGAAGATTGCCTTGCCGGTGAAATTGTCACTGGTGGCTTCGCTGGAATAATCTAATATACGGCGGCCTATCTTATCTGTGCCAACTACATACACACCATCTCGCCGAAATACATACAACTCATTACCAAATGACACGGCACCCAGAGTCCCAAAACCACCGAACCCGCAGGGTATCTTTCCTTCGTCTGTGGCCCCGCCTTCCATGTCACTGAGATCATCAGCCGAAGCGTAATGCACTAAACTGGTGCTGTCTTCACCGGCATAGGCTTCGCCTTTGTGCATGATCAGCCACTTGAAATCATCTGCAGTATCTATACCGGCATCTGTTATCACTCCAGCGGTGGTCATCTTTTTCATTTGACCACCATCAGGGCAGAAAAACAGGTAAGTATTCGTGACCATGGCATAGTTTACGGCGCCTGCAAAGATGAGTGACCACACCGGCGTGCCAGAAATACTCAGCTTATGCACCCCGGCAGGCCCCCAGGTGTACAGGTCGCCATTGAATTTTACGATGCCTAATTTGTTATTGTTGCCCGAGTCCTGTGGTAGGGTAGTTTCATCTTTTGCCGAAAATAACATGGCAATGCCCGGCTGTCGGGTGTCAATATTACCCATGGAGTGCATGTACCCCATGGCGTCTGTGTTCCAAGTAAAGCCAAACCCATGTCGCCAGTCCGTAATGTACAATGGCTGGTAGAGCATGAGTTCAGACTGCGCCACAGATCCACCCGCAACCGCCGCGCGTGGGCTGAAATCTGCCAGGTCTTTGTCCCTATAAGATGATAAATCTATCCGATAAGGCTTGCCATTTATCCTAATATCACCAAGTGGATCCACGGCTTATCTCCAACCAAGAGGATCGCCCAGCGGATCGAATTCGGAAAGGTGGCTGGAGTCTCTGCCTTCCATAAATAATTCTGAATCCGGCAGCCGGAAGAAGTTTTGGGTTTTGAAAGCTTCTGCTTCCTTCTCATAGATGTCTTGCATAATGGCATAGCGCTGACGGTCAACCCGGTTGTCCCCAATGCGGGATCCAGCTAAAATCGAAATGGCTTTGGCTATGATGTATTCCTTCGGTACCACTGTAGTAGATGCTTCGGTACTCAAAATGGATGGCATGGTAGAATGCTTGATGCGTAACCGACTACCAACATAACTTCGGATGGGTGAATAAAGCCGCAGGCTAGATGGCCATTCCTTGGAACTGAAGTGCACATACTTCATCCGATACCAGTCTAATTGTTGATCGTTTGGATCCCACAGCGAACACTTGGATGTGCTGGTCAGTCCAGGATCAGTAGCGGATGAAAATTTTACGGTCTTCAAGGTATTGTTTACTTCGGTGATGATCTTCGCAATGCCCTTGCCAGCCCCATCATAAATTGACACGTACCATCCGGCAGACACTGGTGACAGATCAGTTCCGGCTGGAAGCGTAATGGTTTCTACTCCACCTGCGTATGTGTCTGAACTCACTGTTGTGAACAGACCATTCACGGGCCGCTCTAGTGCTACTTCATGCACCAGCCCAACCGCAGGCGTAATTGCCGTGAGATCATATTCCATTTTGTCTTCACAGATCACAATGGATTGGTCTTCCACGGTCTCAAAGAAGGATGGATAACTAGATAGAATGGCCTGGTTGATTGCTTCGTGAATTTCAATGGCGTTGAATACAGAATGAATTTCATAATCTAATCCAGTTGACACTGCGGCGGCTAGTGGGTACTCGAATTGCACTCCTTTGGTTTGTGGGCTGGATGTTAGAATTTGTCTTACTTCCCCAGTTGTTGGAAAGAACATCCACTGCCCCTTCCAGAAATCCCAAGGTTGGGATAACACCAGTAAATCAAACAACATACTGGTTGACCCGCTGGTAGCATCCGAGAAACCAGCCGCTACCCTGCGAGCAAACGGCATCATCAACCGCATGGCAACAGCGCGGCGTAATGTGGTGCGGGTGTTGGTTGGTCTGGTCATAGTTAGCCTCTATCTTCAGCCATCATTATCTCAGTTTGAGAGCCAAATTTTTGGCTAATTTCTCCCCACTTTTGGGCCATGACCACATTGTCCAGCGGTGCATTGGCATTGAGAATTTTCTTGCGCTCGTTAGTTTCCTGATCTATTCTTTGTCGTGCATAGAATTCCTCGGCCACAGGCTGAGGAACATCTACAGGTATGCCGGGTGGCAGTACCCATTGGCGGGTACGAATGCGAATAACTTCAGGTTCCATTACCACAGTGATCACCCCGGCTTGATTTACAGTTGTGGGTTTGCCCATCGAAGTAACAGTTACTTTGGGTTGGTTGTCCATCCAGGCCCCAAATTGAATGTCATCAGTGGCTTTGGTGGCCATTGCTTTTTGGATTTCTTGTTGTACCTGTTTGCCTGCGTTGGCGATCAGCTTGGCTTTTTTCTCGGGGTCAATGATCTTCAACTTGTCGGCTTTTTCCTGGACACTGTTTAGAAACCCGGCGCGATCTTGCTCCCAACGTTGGGCATCCTTGTCCATTTTGTTCATGCGCTCGGTCAGCTTGGTGATAGCCTCACCCTGGCCTTGCACCAAGCTGAGCATGGAATTCTGACCGCGCACTAATTCCTGCAGTGACAGTGCAATTTTCAGTGCGTCAGTATTGCTGGCCACTGAAAAATTTTCAGATAACAAATCTTGAACAACCGGTGCTTCGTTTACTCCATCGGAGCGCACTTGTGCATTGAGCATTTCTGCTTCACGTTGCGCCTGTTCAATTTTGCTTAGTCGTTTACTTGAACCCATTTCTCACCTCCACCCAATAGGAGACCATCCCACATGTGTGAAGATGATCGTATGAATGTAGGGCGGGGCTTTTGACCCCGCCCTAATTTAGTACCGATTAGTTTTCTCCTGCCACAGAGTACAGGAAATAGAGATCCATCTGACCGGCTGCAGCCGTAGCCGCTGCTGTGGTCAAGTTGATGACCTGCTCAGTAAGATACAGTTTACCGTTGGCGTAGGCTTCAGCAGCCGCTTTCGAGGAAACGAAAATGCCAGTAGTAACTGCAGTCTGTGGAGCAATGTCAGCCGAGGCCATGAAACCGGCGGCACTGGCAACATCACCCAGGGTGGCTGTCAGTGAAGCTGTCCAGGCAACTGCTACACGGGATAGGACTTCATGGATGATGAATCCAGCTGGTACGGTAATGACTGGATAGACGCCAGCAGCGCCGACCACAACATCATTACCAGCCGCAGCCCCAACTGATACTTTGAGCACTTTGAGCGGGGCGGGATCATCGTGATCCATGATGAAAGTTCCAATTACGGGAAAAGTTTTAGCCATTTGTCACCTCATTATCCAACGGATTGCTGATCTGAGTCTGTGCTGTAGAGTAACCACAGGCGCAGTGATCCAACTCCACCGGCAGCCGAGGCATTGGTGATAGTAACATTGATGTTCTTATCAGCAGTGTAGTTCTTACCACCCAATGCCGCAACAAATCCAATGGAGCTAAGGTTGCCAGACGTGAAACTGCCCAGTACAGCGGCAGCGCCGGTATCTCCTACAGTTGCCGTCAACGCACCAGTTGACGAAAACGCAGCTACAACTTCCAGCAGAGTACCTAGAATGACTGTGTTGGCTGGAACTTTGCACACCGTGACAACTGCAGGAGACGTAGTAGGTGCGGGGACAAGGGCGGACTTCACAACGCGCATGGAGTCCCGCAGCATATCAGCCACCTGTGCACCTGGCGCAAAACGAGGAGCCTTTTTCAGTATGATAGTCATGTGATTATCCTCCAATCACGCGGGTTTACAGGTTACTGAAGACATTGGTGTGCTTGACAACCCGGATCCAGGCACTATTCAGCACCTTGGGAGTGAGAGCTAGCTTCCAGGCCAGAGAGCCACGCTGGTTGAGAGGATCGGCAGCACCGGCTGAACCAACCGGCTTCACGATTACTTCAACAGCCTTGATGCGCTGACCGGTCAACGGGCGACCATCCGGCCCCTGGTTGTCAACACTTGCAGCTTCAGGATAGCCAGTCAACCCGAGGATGCCGTATGATTCACGACCAATGAAGATCGCGGCATATACATCTGTGGTGTTACCGGCACCAACATCAGCCCATTCAGTCACATTGGCGCTGACATAGATCTTCATACGCAGCAACCGGCCAATGTAGCCGTTGCGGATAGCAGTGTTGGGGGCTTCCTGAACCATCAGGTTGACAAAAGTTGGATCGAGCATCAGTGTTGCATAGCTGTGGGGGTGGAGAATAAGAATAAAATCCTCCCCATCCACAGGCAGAGCAGACTCAGCTTCGAGCGCAGCATAGTTCTTGATGATATCAGTGTAGCTGAGATCATGGGTTGGGCTGGTGAGAGTACCAACCGCTGATTGACCACCGGAGTAGTCAATAGTAGCGTTGGTCACTAATTCGTTGCGCACCAAGGTGTCAGCGGTCAGACCAGTCTGCTCACCCAGGATGCTGGACATTTCGGACAGGATCGGATCATAGTTCATCAGATCCACGAGATCAGTGAACCCCATCCAGGCGCCGTAAAAGGCGGGGGTGATGGTGATCAAGGTGGGGGTTGGCGCGGTGGTTTCCGCAGGCGTGGTACCCTGGGTTAGCTGCGTGGTGACAGCGGCCAAGGATCCATACTTCAATCTGTTACCTCTTGACAAAAAATCTAGCTGTCAAGCGGGGGAGCTTCTTCGAGTTCCCCTCTACAGGTTCATTTCCCTGTAGTTCAGACTGTTGCACCGGCAATTCTTTTTCTCTTGCCGTCCTCTCGCTCAGTCGTTTTCGGTGGCTTTCGCCTTCCTAAGCGTTGGCATCTCAGCGTTCGCAATTTCAGAGAGGATTTATACTGCGCAATTTAATTAACGCAGTTCATAAGAGCCGTATTTTGAAATGCGGGCGCGAACAGCCCAGCGGCCATGAACATAACGAGGGATGGCGCGGGTCAGCAACCGCTTCTCATACGCGGTTTTGATTGCATCCGCCATCGTGACAGTAGTAATTGTGGTCATTTCAAGTCCTCCGAAGAGTTGGGTTGGTGCCCACGTTTATCCCTAGGCTGTAGGAATAATCGAGGGTGACAGGTCTCCTGCTTCCACCAGTTTGTACACCTCTTCGGCAGAACCATACTGTTTGATCAGATCGTTCCAGTTTGGCCCGTTTCCAGCAGGTGCAGGCGAGGCGGCAAGAGGAGTTCGTTGGGAA